TTGCGCTTACTTTCTTTGGGCTTGTAAGACCCGTAGTTCCCACGAATTTGCTCCATAGGGATTTCTTTCCCCGAGAACTTTCGCCGTCCAGGAGGAGCAAGATACCAAGAAACTTTCTTGTGGTGGTATCTCAGACCTGCTCCCTTGAGGGCTTCTTTGTGTTTCTTTGTTTCGCCTGTAACCCATAGCCAGGTCCCACATATCTCAAACTCTAAGCCAAGCAAGTCGCTCAATGCGAACAATGCTGTTCCTATATGAGCTGTGATGTTGGCATCTGTTCCTTGGCCCAACTCCCCACTGAAGCCCTTAAGGGCCTCGTAGGCGTTATTAATCATGGATTGCATGTGCTGGCCGTTTGGCCATAGATCGGGGTGGTATTTCAAGCTTAGCTCTCTATACCTTGCCTTTATTTCCGCGGACGTTATGCTCCCGGAGAGGCCGAGGACTTCTGCGGCCTTCTCCTTACTCATTTTTGACATCTGTCTATTCCTCTTCTGTTGGTAATGTTTCCTCCACCAGTAACGCTGCTAACTCAGCCGGACCCACTGCTCTTTTGCTCCTGTGTCCGCTTAGGGTACGGTTATGCCGTACCTCCTGGCATATTAGGTATTTTCCTGATGCGCACATTTGCGTTATCAAGAACCCTCTTTCTCTTAAGAAGTCTGCGGCTAGGTACTGGAAGTGTCTTCCTGCCGCACGCATCATTGGGATCTCCTCTTCCGTCAGCTCAACCCTGTCCCCGTAAAGGGCATCCTCTATCTCCCAGTCTTTTATTAGTTTTTTTTCTATTGTTTTATATATTTGACCTATTCGAAAGATTCTAACCAGGTCCAGTGGGACTGCGTGTGCTACTTCCATTCTTCATTTTCCTCTTCATCCAGGACCAATTCCCAGGTTGCTACAACGACTGGCTTGTCGTCAATTATTACGGCATCTCCATCCTCGTTCATAATAAGAATGTCTCCGCCATCATCTCCGTCTGCTATCTCTTCGAGCAAATAGTCTTCAACACCATGGCTGTCGTACTTTGACACCTCTTTTATGATTTTCTCTATCTTTCCAGATCCTATTTTGACCTGGTTGAATTCAAACATTTCTCCGCTTATGTAAAGCTCTAGTGTCTTCATTGCTATCTCCAGTACAGCACAGCTGCGGTGCCGGTAAGGGCTCCTAGTATAAAGAAAAACACGTCTAATGGAGATGCCCTTCTTTTGAAGCGTTTTTGTATCTTTCTCCTTAGCATCCTGTTTCTTTTCATTCTGGGTCATCACCTCCTTGAAAGCAGCATTTGTCCCATACATAGATTACGATGATATATAGTGCGCTGAAGCAAGCAAGTATGGCATCTAGCTCCATCAGATCACCACTTTCTGCGCAATGGCGTAGACCATTCCAGCAGCCAAGAGGACGAGTACCCCGAATCCCGCTTTGACACTCTTGGGCGTCTTTGGGGTGATGGCTTCTGCAAATGCCTTTGCCTCATCGAGTGTGTGTCTTGACTCCCGAATGTCGATTATTAACCCCTCCATTACTTCCACCCATTTGCGATGATTCAAGAGGGGATCTATATCATCCGTCTCTGCGCCTTTGGACTTCTCGATAATTGCCTTGGTGGCCTCATCTAGTTTCCCCTGTGTCTCGGCTTTGGCCTCAATAACATTGGCCAGCAATGTCACTAGGTCCTCATCGATAACTTTCCAGTACATCTCTGCGCTTGCGCTTACTTCTTTCATGTTGCTACTCCCCCACTGTTGCTAGTAATGAATTAAGCCAATCTCTGTCATCCCCTGAGATTTCACCGGCTTCCTCCTTTTTCTCTCTCTTCCCTTGCTCCCTCATCTGATCGAGGACTTCAGCCAGCCTAAGCCTTTCCATTCCCTTTTGAAGGACATTCTTTTGGACTTTGAGATAGTCCTTGTCCGGCATGCTTGCTACTGCCTCAATCCTCTCTTGCTTCCTCCATTCGATGATGTGGATCCACCCAAGAGAAAGCGCAAGTGCTACACATATGATGCTCATTACCCCTAAGCCCTTCACTTCAGACCTCCTTCCTCAGTCCTCTGATCAGTTTTTTCGCCTTGATCAAGACATTGACAGCCCTTTCACTGTCGAGATACTGCTCTCCCTTAGAGTCCCTGATGAGCGCATTAATCTCGTCAGCAAGCCAGGAAAGCCTTAGCTCTCCCTTTTTCGCAAGAAGCCTTGCATCTGCATCCCTTTTCTCCATCCACACCCCTATGTCGGCTGTGGCAGCTTTCAGAATCGTCTGGGTGCTTTCGCCTTCCTCAAGCAATCCTTCCACTGCTTCCGCCATGTCATGGTATAGTGATGACACCCGCCCTCTTTTCTTTATCATCTTGTCTCCCCTTATTTCTTTTGAAGTAATTCTCTGGCCCTTTCTAAATCCCCTTGAATTGCCTTGTCGCGCTCCCCCTCCCTCACCCACTCGTTAATACTGCTGCTCACAGACTCTATTAGGTCGTGAATCTGTCCCCCCCCATTGAGGATCCTATCGACGATGACGCTTAGGTCATGGAAGCTGATGGCTAGATTCTCCTCCAAGAGGATGTTCCATCTTTCTTCCCAGCTTTTGCTGCTCTCTTCATCTGTCATTGTTCTTTTTCCTCTTTCCTGGTAATGTTTTCATGCCCCCGCTAACACTGCCAGCTGGGGGCGCTATCCTCTCGATCGTATGCTTAACAGTCTCCATGATCATGTGTGGCTTGCCCCCGAGCTTAACGAGATCTTCCACCTTCTTTATCATCTCCCCCTCTGCCATTAGCCTTTCACGGATGGCGTCTACCCTTTTCTCTCTACTATTCCTTGCTGTCGTCATTCCTTCTCCTTTTGTTTTCCTTCAGCGCAAACTCAATGCCCCCTTCAATGATCCCGAGTCTCCCCCCCCAATGGAAGAAATCTTCTATCCCATCTAGGACTCTCCTGTATGCGAGCATCCTGTTTCTTAGGATCTCTATTTTTTCTGATCTCTCCATGTTATCCCATGCCCGGGAGTCTGGTGTTCCTTGCTCCTTCATACTCTCTCCTCCTCGATGAGCACGAAATTGAACCCATCTTGCTCTGCGTTTGATCCCCCTGCGATATGCTTGTAGGGCCACCCAAGTAGGTCTAAAAGCTTCTTTGCCGCCAAGAGATGGTTCTCTTCATAGCTTAGACCTAGGTCTTCTAGGACCCTCTCTGTCCTGGCAGCTGTTTTTGCTGTGATATAGGTGGCTACTGTGTCGTCTTCCTCAACTACAGTCCTCTCTTTTGTCTCTATACTCTGCCGCATCTTCATATTTACTTCCTCTCTTGCAATTGCCTCTCTTAAAGTTACCATCCTAATCTCTCCTAATCCTTTCCCCATCTCACTTTCATGAAGCTTAACAGGGGGGGTGTTTTTGAATTTATGGATCTTGGGGTATTTGGACTCTTAATAGTAAGTATGGAAAAGCGTCAGTGCAGAGGAGCGCCCCAAATCTCTCGCTCGCAACGCTTTCTCATCGAAGCTTATGTCTCGACCTCGGACCCACTGAATCTCACGTTGGCAATGCACGCGATGGAGGCTTGTGCCTTGGGTTCGGAACCACTGAATCCCACGCTGGCAACAAACACAATGGAGGCTTGTGCCACGATAACGGAACCACAGACTACTTTGGCGGCCCCGAGCGGGCTTCCCGCGTCAACAGGGGCAGCCCTAAACAAACAGCAAGGACAAGCACCGAAGAAGTAACGCAGCGCGAAGCGTTTCCATCGACTTCAAGCGAGTCTTCGAGCGCCCGCGAGCTTGCGAGCGAAAAATTTTTTTTTGGATTTTAGATGCCGGTTTGAAGGTACCGGCAAACCTGTTTGATTGGCTTATAGGTTTTTCCATTGAATCGATGAGTTCTTGTTGCTCTTTGCAGCAAGGGCATCAATCTTTGCGTACTCTTCAGCAAGCAATGAATCGAAGTCAGGCTCCGAATTATCGCCAATGACCCGGTCAACCAATAGGTCGTCCATGCCGTCGATTTTTGCCGTGTATTCTAGGCAATCGTCATCGGACCTTTCACCTTCGAGCTCTTTCTCCAGAAGGTCAACCACTGCTTCCATGTGCTCGACCGTTATCGAGTCGAAGTCTAATCTGCGGGTTTCCTTGTCACGCGTAACGCCTGGCATGTCTTCTAATTGACTGCATATCCATCCGAAGCATCTGCTCATCTCACCACGGTTGATTCCGTGACCTAATGGCGAATCCTTCCGGAGGTGGAATTCACCCCAGTGAACTTTCAACTCCTTCTTGATGGCCCACTTGTTTGCTTCATGCTTCTGATGGACCGCTTCTGCTTTGGGCGCTCCGGTCTCTCTCCACAAATAGATTTTGCAGTCTAGGGCTTCCATTGCCTTCAACTTTGCCTGCCTTGGGTCGATATGCTTTTGCTTGTATTGCCTGGCTCGAAGTTGAGCCTTGGCAACACACAGCCTATCGGTGACAGGCAATTGCGTTTTCTGGTATGTCTTCTTTGAGTAGCCCATTTGTGAGGCGTCAATATCAACTTGCTTAATTAACTCTTCAATATTAAAATCAATGTTCATCTTTTTTCCTTTGGTTTTGGGAGTCTGCGAACTCCATTTCATCTACTTTACCACGATATTCTAAGCTATTGCAAGCTTTATCTTTAAAAACCTTAACTATTCTAACCACTTACCCTTGAATAGCTGCCTTCGACCGCTTCGGTCGTCTTGTGGCGGAGCCTTGGCCGACACGATAGCGGAGCGGTGGCTGTCTTCATGGGCCGAGCTTCGAGGGTCATTCTCTTTGATCTCGTGTTCACGCTTTTGCTCTCTTTTTGTTAAAAAGCACACGAAAATCATCTCTTTTGCAGTTAAAGGCGACTGTGTTTTGTGTGGACAGAGGATAGGAAAGCTCAATGATTACAAGGTATCACTCTTTTTCTCTTGTTTTATGGGAGTGTTTTACTGGGGATGTGAGGGCTCCGAAGCACGCTAAATAGCTTATATCATTGAGTATATTTCTACCCTTATTCTCACTATGAGATTTCTCTCTTCTCTCCCTGCCTTTATTTCTCCCTCTTTTCTCTCTTCTTTCTTCTCTTAGCGAGCCCCCCCCCGCCTTAGCGAGCGGTCTTCTGTCTTCCTCTTCTCTCTACGGCGGACACTCCTTAAACATTCTATGTATTCTCTAATTAAGAGACGCTATCCTTGTACCCCCCCCTACCCCTCTTCAATTTAATCTTCTGCTAGCGGAACACCCTCCATGAATTTTTTTACGATTTCAACATCAACGCAGCGCATTAAAGTATATATCCTTAGGTCTTAATTAGTAAGAGACATAGATATAAACACCCCCCCCAGACTACATAGTTAGTAACCGCAGATTAGGGAATCTGGTATATTCGCTTCATCCGTACTGTATTGTGTTGTATATCTGGTTAGTGGAGATCACCATTGCCACAATGCTTATGTGGTGTGTCCCAGTTACTAGCTATGCTTCGTTGGGTCATAAGGAGGCAATGGTTCTGTGTCCGCTTAAAGGGGGGTTAATTGCTAACCCCTAGCGTCTACTCCGTAACCGTCTACCTTTAACTTAGGGCATAGTTGCATATCATTCAATAGCTCTTTAAAATTAGATTATGGAAGAAGCAAAGAAGAAAGAGAAAGTAACGTCTGGAACAAGCTCTACACCCACGACTCGTGCAGGTAGGGCGTCTAAGTTTGGTCGTTCTACTGTGACTAAGCATGGTGTGGTTAAGAAGGCTCGTTCTGCTGGTTCTTATGGCATTGATGGTAAGAAGGTGCGGGTTGTTCAGAGTAAGGACAAGCATGCTTTATGGGATGATCTCTTTTCCATAACGGAGAGTCAGATCAAAGCCCTTAAGACGAAGGTGGAGGATGGGGAAGATCTAGACACCAAGGATATGAGTAAGCTTGATAGCTGTTATGGTGGAATGAAGAAACTGCTAGAGATTGAGGTGGTGCTTAAGTCTGATGCTATCTCCTCTCTTTCTACTGATGAACTGAAACGTTTAGCCAAGAAGGCTATCCGGGAAGCGAAAGAAAATGATTAGAGAGATGAAAAGGATAGATGAGGATTTTATCTATCACTCCTGGTTGCATTCGGTTAAATGCCCTAACCGTGGCGTGACTAATATGACGAGGTTCCTAATTGATTCAGTTGTTGAAGCTGGTGACATTCTGGTTTGGTGTCCTGACGATGACGAGAATCATATCGTTGGCTGGCTGGCTTATGGCCGTAATGAAGGTACCAAACTACTGCACTACCTCTTTGTTAAGAAGAATTTTAGACGCAGCCATGTGGGCACTGAGCTTATCAATGCTCTGTCTTCTGACCCTCCTGTCCAGCTCTTCTGTACTTATTGGTCTCATCATATGCAGGCACTAAATGCCCGGGCCAAGTGGAATGTAAAGTTTGTTTCCAATCTTCTGGCCTCTGTTATCCATTCACTCCATGCCGACAAAAATAAAAAAGGGCAGGAGGTATACGATGGCGCTGCCTGATCTCACACTCACAGACAGAGAAATATTTGAGGCACTGGCCGTAAGGATAAAGGCACAGAGCGCCCCCAGTATGGCGCAGAAGCAACAGAAGAAGTCTAGAGCACTAAACCTCTCAAGGACACTCTTCAAAGAACAGCTCGACTTCATTAATGACGACTCAAAAAGGAAGGCTGCCATATGTAGCCGACGATCAGGGAAAAGCTACGCAGCAGGCAGATACCTCATGAAAGAGGCCCTGGAGGATGACGGCACCACATGCGTCTATGTCGCAAGGACACGAGAAGCAGCCAAGAGAATCCTGTGGTCATCCATGAAAGAAGCAAGCATCCGATTTAGGCTTGGGATTAAGTTTAATAATGCGGATTTGATCGCTATCTTCCCAAATGGCTCTAAAATAATCTTTACCGGGGCAAATGATGCCAGTGATATAGATAAACTCCGTGGCGCTGCCTTCTCCCTGGCTGTTCTTGATGAGGCTGCCTTCTTTAATATCAAGCTGAAGGAACTAGTTAATGAGGTTATAACGCCCGCACTCCTGGATAGAGACGGAGCACTGGTTATGATCTCCACCCCAAATAGCGCATGCCATGGGTTCTTCTATGATCTTACCGAGAAAGGGACCTATAATTTCTCAGTTCACAAATGGACAATCAAAAACAACCCCCACATGAGACATGCGGTCGCTGCCATCGAGCAGGACATTAAGAATGGGATCTTGGACCCCAGCGATCCCTCCTACAAACGCGAATATCTTGGTCTTTGGGTCAGAGACGATCAGGAAATCGTGTATAATTACACTCAAAACAATCTGTTTGAGGAACGACCCTACAGCGATAAATGGGAATTCACCCTGGGAATTGACCTTGGTTATCATGATGCAACCGCCTTCGTTGTTACTGCGTGGACTCCTGACTACCCATGTCTTTATATCATTGACGAGTATAAACAAAATCGGATGCTTACGTCCGATGTCGAGGACAAAATAAGAAGATTTATGGGGGACTATAAATTCACGTCTATAGTCATGGACTCCGGCGGCGGATCATCAAAGATGCTACTGGAAACGTTCAAGCAGAGATCTAACATCCCTGTCCAGGCTGCTAAGAAGTCAGGAGATAAGGTTGGGATGATTAAGATCATGAACTCAGACCTTAAACTCTGCAACATCAAGGTGAAGAGAGGACTCGAGCTGCTCGAGGAATGGGATAAGCTACAATACAATAAGGCAGGCACTGCCGAAGACAGACGGTTCGAGAACCACTTATCTGACGCTGCCCTATATGCATGGCAAGAGTCTAGACACTATCTATTTGAAGAGGCGGAATCAGTCCCTATACCGGGCTCTCCAGCCTACTTTAGGCAACTTGAGGATGACATGGAGCAAAAACTGCTTGAGGAGCAAGATAAAACCTTGTATGATCCTGATGTATGGGGTGATGGGTATTCTGATGCCGATCTCTTCAACTAGGAGCACTCATGGATGAATTAAAGCAAAGAGACATGGGTGCCGGTCCAAGCACCAAGCGCCTTAAAGCAATGTTGAAGCTCATGACCGAGTTTGGAGTCATTAAGTATAAAGACGATGAAGTCGAAATACAGATGACGCCTCAAGAACAAGCGAGACAGAGAGCCATGCCTTCAGGATTTAGCATCGACCGCTATGAACCAGAAGCAGGTGTTCTTGATAATGACGATAGCTCACCAAGCCCTGCCATCAGGGATGACCTTGGCTATACAGATGATGACTACCTCTGGCGGAGTGCTGAGACATGAGTTACGGAATATACGGCGATAGCTTTTGGTGGCAGATGGAGCAAGATCCCCATGGTGCCATTGATAAGTTTATCAGGGTGTTAAGAGGCGAGCAGGATAGCTACTACCTAGATATGGCTACCTATATGGGGCTCTACAATGGGCGACCCATTGACTCAAGATACTCAAGCGGATCTTCGCATTACGCACTAATGCGACAGCCAAGACTCACGTTCAATATCATTCACTCCCTCTGCCAAGCAGCTACATCAAAGATAGCCAAACATAAGCCTGCCGTTAGCTTTCTCACCGAAGGTGGCACATACTCCCAAAAGCGTAAATCCAAGCTTTTTGGTAAGCTTATCCAGGGCCAGTTCTACTCTATGAGGCTTTACCCCATAGCACAGAAGGCCTTCCTTGATGCATGCATTACCGGCACAGGAGTTATAAAGTATTACAATGAATTTGGTAAGATACTAGCAGAGAGGGTCTCAGCAAATGAGATCACCCTAGACCCAACGGAAGCCGAGTATGGCGCAACTCCACGCCAGCTTTTCCAGACAAAGAGAGTATCTAGACATGTGCTTGCTGAAATGTATCCGGAAAAGAAAGATCAAATCATGGAAGCTGAGGAACATAAAGAGAAAGACTTCTCAGCGGATCAAAGACATAGCGACATGGTTGAATGCCATGAGGCATGGCACCTCCCCAGCGGCCCAGACGCCAAAGATGGGCGTCATATCATTTGCATCTCAAGCGCCACTCTGGTTGATGAGCCATGGGAAAAAGACTATTTTCCTTTTACGTTCATAAGGTGGACTGAAGACCCTATGAACTTTTGGGGCAACGGCCTTGCGAAAGAAATTAAGGGGATCCAAGTTGAGATCAACAAGCTCTTGGCACGTATCCAGGAGCAAATGCACCTAGCAACGCCAAAAGTATTCATCGAAGATACGTCAAAGATAGTTACGTCTCATCTTAACAATAGAGTCTTCGGGGCTATCAAGTACAGAGGCACACCCCCTCAGTTCTTTGTTCCTCGAGCTGTTTCCGGAGAAATGTTCGCTCACCTGGACAGGCTGGTCGAGCGTGCTTATGAGATGACAGGAATTTCTCAATTAGCTGCACAGAGCAAGAAGCCAGTGGGCCTAGAGTCTGGTAGAGCGCTGAGAGAGTTTTCCGATATTGAGTCAGAGCGATTTATGGTCGTTGGTCAGGCATATGAGCAGATGTTCCTGGATGCCACTGAGCAGATAATTGACCTTATTAGAGATGCTCATATCGATGGAGATCCCTACACTGTAGCAAGCTTTGATAAGAAGAGCGGCCTAGAGAAAGTTAAGTGGGCCGACATTAGCCTTGAGGATGATGAATTTGTTATCCAGGTTAAGCCTATTGGGTCTCTGCCTCAGACGCCATCAGCGAAGCTAGCATCTGTTAATGAGATGATGCTGAATGGCTTATTCTCAAAAGAAGAAGCGCATAGGCTTTTAGACTTCCCGGACCTTGAAAAGGCCAATAGCCTTAAGACGGCATATATTGAAATAATCGATAAGGTGATAGAGGAGATCGTTGAAAATGGGAGATATACTGCTCCCGAAATCTACATGAATCTCGAATTCGGAATCACAAGAGTACAGCAGGCTTATACGCTAGCTGTCCTTGATGACGTTCCCCACCCGAAGCTTGAGCTTATGCGCCGATGGATGTCTCAAGCGAACGAATTGCTAGTTCAGAGGAAGGCACCAGAACCGGCCCCTACCCCTGGCGCGGCCATGGGACTTCCCCCTGATCTAGCAGGGGGCATGCCTCCAGGTATGCCTATTGCAGCACCAATGGGTCTGCCGCCAGGCATTGCTCCTGGTATGCCTCCCGGAGGATCTCCTGCCCCTCCTGGGGGGCTACCGCCTGACTTAGCCATGGGGCCATCACCCGGATCACCCGTGGAGGCAGGGGAGCCTCCTCCGATACCACCTGAATTATTAGCACAACTGTCATAATGGAGCATTTTAATGAGTGAAGAAGCACAAGCAGAATCAGTACCTTCAGCAGAACCGGCCCCGGCGGAGAGTTCGCCTGAGCAAGAGTCAGCACCTCAGGCCTATAATATTTTCTCTGATAAGCCTTCCGAGGTGGTGACTGCGGAAGAGCCTAGGCCTGTTGAGGAGCCTAAGAAGAGTAAGCAATTTCTTGAGAACCTTAGGCACGACAAAGAGGTCAGAAGGCAGAAGATTGCTCTGAAGGAGCGGCAGGTCGCGCTTGATGCGAGGGAGAAAGAAGTCCAGGCGATGGTACAGATGAAGGAGAAGATGAATGAAGATCCATCTGAGTTCCTTCGCTCCCAGGGTATCGACCCGATTGAGTACTACAGAAAATGGACTGAGCAAATTATCAGTGAGGATGCAGGTCCAACCGTTGAATCAAAGATCTCGAATACACAAAAAGAGCTAAATGAGCTAAAGCAGAAGATAGCAGAGAAGGAAAATGCGGAAGCGGAGTCAAGAAGAAACGCTTCTCAGTCTGCTGCTTATAACTCCCTGTGTGGCAGTATAGAAAAATATGCTACCAGTGTAGAGGGTTATGGTGCTATAAAAGAAACATGCACTGCTAAAGATGTTGCGAATGGAATGATCCAGCACTATCGACAGACAGGCGAAGAAATGACAGTCGAAGAAGCATTTGAAAAGATTGAAGCCGGACTCCGGGAGCGTGAAGAGAGTTTTTACTCAGATCCTAAGGTTCTAAGTAAGCTCCAAAAGTATAACCCTGAAGCATTTAGAACAGCGAAAGGCCCGCAAGCAACACTATCGGCCAAATGGAAGGAACAACCAACGAGAAAAGACCCCGATGAGATGTCCTATGAAGAAATCAGGGACCATTGGAAGGGTAAACTCTTCACGTAATTACAAAAGGAGGAAGCTATGGCTTCTTTTAATCTAACAAACTTCGATGCGGCCATGAAGCACATGTACCCGTTTAAGAAGGTCGAGAACATGGTTTACAAGAGCAATCCCTTGTTAGCTATGATCCCCAAGGACACTAGTTTTCCTGGTCGAAATGCAACATATGCAGTCGAGTATGGGCTAACCACTGGGCGTAGTGCTGATTTTCAGACAGCTCAAAACAACCGAGGCGGAACAAGGATTGAAGACTTTGTTGTTACTCGCGTAAAGGATTACGCAGTAGTTAGCGTTGACAACGAGACCCTACTTGCCGCTGATGGCAGTGAGGGCTCATTGCTTGATGTTGCTAAATCAAAGACTGACTCAGCCCTCCATGCGCTTTCTCGCACGATGGGTCGAGACATTTACCGTAGTGGTACAGGCTCAATCATGAAGCTTGCTGCCAGTGGTGCTGTCTCTGGAAGCGTCGTTACTCCATTGGCTGGGGGAACGATTCAGGTTGAGGTTGGGATGCGTCTGAAGGGAAGCGCCACTGATGGCTCTGCTCTTTATGATGGTGTTTTAACTGTTGAAAGTGTTGACCGTAAGGCCAATACCTTCGCAACAACAGTTGCACCCGGAACTGCAATGGCATCATTAGGAGATAATGACTTCTTGTATGTCGAAGGCGATGCTAAAAATAATATTTCCAACATTAAGATGGCGGGCCTTGATTCTTGGCTTCCCGAATCGATTGCCTCTTCTGGCGATTCTCATTTCGGTGTTAACCGTTATATAGATTCATCCCGTCTTGGTGGTCAACGTCAGGATTTTGCCGACTCCTCCATTCAAGACACTCTCATCCAGGCCGCTGTATTGGTGGCACGTGAGGGTGGGCGTCCTGATGCGGTATTTATAAACCCATCTGATTGGGCTGAATTAGCGGTTGATCTTGAGGGTCGTGCTCTTGCTAATCAGGCTTATAATCGTCGTCGTTTTGAAAATGGTGATGATATGGCTCAGTTTGGATTTGCAACTCTTCAGCTTGCCACACCTGCGGGCATGGTTGATATTGTTGCTGACCACAACTGCCCGGAAAATATTTGCTACATGCTTCAGCTTAACACCTGGAAGTTTAAGTCTCTTGGGCAGGCGCCTCGCCTTCTTGACTTTGATGGCCTTAAGGGGATCAGACAAAGCAATGAAGACGGTGTTGAGTACCGATGGGGCTATTATGGAAACCTTCTTTGTACTGCGCCAGGCTTTAACTGCCGCATTGCATTGTCATCATAAGGAGATAAGTTATGGCATTTGTACAATCACTTGGTGGAACTGAGCAGGTTCTAATTGCTGGTTCCTTTAACCCTGACGTTAGTACTGTTCGCGGATCTGGATTTTCCGTTGCCGTTTCTAGCGGTGTTTTCACAATTACCCTTGATCGTGCCTATAACGGGCTCATTTCTTGCGCCGCAAGTATAATGAATCCATCAGCCGCAACAGGAGAGTCATTGATTGCAAACATAGTCTCACACAGTATTACGGATGGTTCTACTGGGGGAACTATTGTTATCAACTCGGTTGACGATACCGGCAACATTGAAGGTGCTCTCACAGCGGGCTGTGAGGTTCACTTCATTGCTATCCTTGATGTGGACATCTAATTAATTTCTAGGTCGGGGGCTTCGGCCCCCTTCCTCTAGCGGAGGCGATTCAATGAAAGGTCCATCTATCGCTTTGATTCTTGGTGGTGCTAAATCAATAAAGCACTCAAAGGAAGAAGGGCACGATGATTACAAGGATGCCTTTGATGATGCCGCTCAGGAATGCCTTAGTGCAGTTAAGGATGGCGATGATGCAAGATTTGCAGACTCCCTGAAGGATTGCATTGAGATATGTCTTGAGGCTCGTGAGGGTAATCCTGGCAAGCAGGATGATGATGACGGTGAGGGCTACTAATGTCTACCTTGTTAGAGTTAAGGACTAGGGCTCGTAGGATCGCTGATGCGGTGGGGAATAACTTCTTCGCTGATGCAGAGATTAATGATTACATCAATACGGGCTTAGGTGAATTGCATGATATCCTGGTCTTAAAGTTCGAGGATTATTATGTTAGTTCTGCCTCCTTTTCTCTGGCAAGCGGGACGAGTACCTACTCGTTTTCAACCATAGGGATTACTGATCTCTACAAGGTGCTAGGCGTCGATATCACCCAGGGATCTGACACTGTTCGGATTCCAAGGTATTCGTTCAGTGAGAGAAACGCCTTCGCCTCTGATGAGTCAGTATACAACAACAGGGGATTCCCTCTTTATAAATACAATCTCAACGCAAAAGACATTGTATTTATGCCTGAGCCGACTTCGACAGATACGGTGAAGGTGTGGTATGTTCCATCATATACAAAGCTAAGAACTGACGAAGCAGAAGTGGATGATAGAATTGCCCTTAACTGGGAAGAGTACGCAGTTTACTCAGCAGCTATCAAAATGAGACACAAGGAAGAGACCTCAACAACTTCACTTGAGCGCGAGCTAGATCGACTTAAAGAGAGAATCGAAGAAGCATCAAGCAATAGGGATGCGGGCGAACCAATAGGTATTGTGGATGATTCCGTTGGTGTGCTGCCTGGCCATTGGAGATACGCGTAGGGAGGACTCATGGCTTTGCCTAAATATGAGGCTTACAATGTGTCAGACCCTAATCTGACCAAGATTCAATATAAGCTCCAAGAAGCCCTTGGTCCGATTTTCTCTGTAGATCTCCTGGACGGCAACCTGATCACAGATGTCGATCTTACAACCTCAGCATCAGTCATTGCCCATAAGCTCGGGAGAGAGTCCAAGGGCTATATCGTAGTGAAGAGAAGTGCTAATGCCGTCGTATATGATAATGAATCAACAAATACGAGCAAGGCTAGCTTCATTAAACTAATAGCTTCCGCAAGCGTAACCATAGATGTTTGGGTGTTTTAATGGCTCTTCAGAAAAAAATAGCGAATATACCATTCAGCAAAGGCATCCAAACGAAGAAGACCGATGTTACATTGGAGCCGGGAGAGCTTGAGGTCTTAGAGAATGCTGTATTCAATAAGCATGGCGAGATAGAAAAGCGAAAGGGTTACACTGAAACCCAGTTCGAATACCCGGCCGGGGCTGGCACCCACTTCTTTGAGGGATCGTTCCAGTACAAGGGTGCTTATTATGGACTAGAGGCCAGCGGGCATACATGGAGAATTAATCCAGCGTCTCCCTCAACGAAGAGTCGCCTACAGTCAAAGTGGAGCCCTTTATCTACAGAGGTATTTCCGTTATCACCTCATGATTTCTCTGGCTCTTCTACGTATAATTTTGTTTATTTCTCTAGTCCAGAGATAGCAATTAGCACAGATGACTCTCTTATATGCATTACGTCTGCGGTGTTGGTCAGAGAGGGGTCGTCAAGCACCGGCGGCATCGGCTATTCCGTTAACCTCATTGATGCATCTAATATGTCTATACTGAAAACTACTTTCGGGTTATCAGGATCGACATTCGCTAAGACCACTTTCTACGGACGCATTAAGCCAGTCGCGATTAGTGCAACACAGTTTGCTGTGTACTACGAGTACAATAATGCCGGTGCAGATGGTGGTGCAGCAGATGAGCTAAACAGAACAATATTCGGCCCTGATAACGATGGGGCAATTGCGTCAAGCTCTGATAGCTTAGTGGCCCTTGTGTCGGATAACTATCTGGAGCATAAGGATCAATGTTCTTTTGATGTCGTTGAGTCCTTTACGGCAAATTGCGCTTATGTTGGGTATTACCGGCACGACTCAACGTATAGCGTTCGGATCGTTAAGGATACATCAATAACAGATAATGTAGCCTCTCCGTCCCTGACGGGCACCCTGGACACAAGCACTGGCCTTGGCGCTACTGCTCCTCCAGATACTCTTCTTACGTATGCCCATCTTGCTATGGGTAAGTCTTCGATTGAAGCTGATAAGATCTATATCGGATTCATCACCCCGGGTGTCCCGCATACTATCCGAGTTCATAACTTCACCGAAGGCGGATCGCTGTCTAGCGCGATAACAAAAACAAGCACAGATACAGAGGCATCATTTAAGCTTCTTTATTTTGTTGATAACAAGGAGGACCCCACAGTAACGTCTAGTATTGAAACTGTTGATCTCGTTTATAACTCCTATGGTACTGGGGCTTCAGATGGGGAAGTGACCTACAGGATACCCATAAAGACACCAAGCTCGCTTGCGTTCCATGATGACCCTCAAGAGATAAACAAGGGGTTTGCCGGGTCAGGAGCATTCCAGTTCACATTTGGCAAGAATAACCACAAGACGACAATCTTCCCAAACCTAGAAAACAGGGAGGTCTACCCCAGAGGGATTGAGACCCTCAATTACTTCGATCAAGATGGGAACCTGGTCGGTACATCGCTAACCGCAAACATAGGCAGCACATTTAACGGCCATCCCGGAAGAGCAGTTAGAGCCTCTGACGGTGGCAGTGCCTATGGTGTCATGTCTACGCTTGGTCCGCCTCAGTCAATTAACGATGCCGCCGGTTTTCAGTTTGCTACCGTTCCAACCATTGTGAAGTATTCGTTTGATGCTGTCCCCACGTATGGGGTCAGAAGGGCGGAGATCGGTAAAAACATCTATTGGACTGCTGGAAATGCTCTGTTTCGGGACTCCTTTGACCTCTACCAGGATATTGTTGGCAAGCCAAAGCCATACATAAAGACCTTAACGGCGTCTGATGGGGGCATTGCTGGAGGACTGGATAGCAGCAAAACATATAAGTATAAGGTCGTATTCGAGCAGGAGGATAGCCAGGGGAATCTCTATCAATCCGAGCCGTCCGATTCCAAGTCAGTAGCGACTGATTCCTCCGATGATACTGTAACGATCGTCGTCAATAGTGCCTCCCAGAAAATCGCAGGAGGAAAGTATAGGATCCTAGTGTATCGGACCGAGGGTGATGGGAACCTATATTATGCGGCTGGAAATATAAGAGGGCAGCACTCGACGTTTACTCAGACGCTTGTGGACCAGGCAGAGGATGATGATGTTCTCTCGTCTGCTGCGCTCTATACTGACTCTGGCGAGGTCGCCAATACAAGGTGCCCAGCATGTTTCTATGTGGCAGCTCATCGAAATAGGCTCTTTATCATCAGTGAAGATTATCGAATATTTTTCAGTAAAGAGTATAGGAATGGGCACGGCACCAACTTCAATGATACGTTCTTTGTCCCCCTGGATGGCATTCTTGATGACAAGCCAACCGCCCTTGGGAGCTCGGGGGAGACTCTTTATATCTTTAGAGAGAATTCCATATGGGCTTTGGATGGTGATGGTCCATCTAGGACTGGATCTGGAAGCTACTATACTCCGAGGATAGTGAGCAATAGCATGGGTGCTCTTCGCGGGAGCCCAACTCTTTATTCTGATATAGGGCTATTCTTTCAAAACGCAAAGGGCATACACGCGATTACCGGGAGTGGTATTAAGTATATAGGTGCTCCGGTTGAGAGCACTCTTGGCTCGTCTAGAGTCTTAGATATGATCCAAGATCAAGCCACTTCAACGATAAGATTCCTCCTAAACACAAGCGTCCTTGTTTATAATTATGAATTTGATCAATGGAGTCACTTCACGTTCTCTACCCTTGGCTCTGATCGGTTTGTGGGGATGGGGAATAATGACGGAGAGATAATGCTTGTCACTGACTCCAATAAATTTTGGAAGGAGTCAGGTTATAAGTTAGATACGACCTATCTGGTTACGAAGCTAAAGACGGGATGGATTTCTCTTAATGGGATTCAGGGATTTGCTCGTGCTTATCGGTTTTCTCTTTTAGGAAAAAGCAAAGATAAGCATGTTCTGACTGTGAAGGTCTACTATGACTATGACGACAGTGCGGCTATAGATACGTATACGTTTACGACTGACTCTGCTACAGATGCGCTTCTTCAGTTTCGAGCGCACCTATCCAAGCAAAAATGTGAAGCTATAAAATTTGAGATTTACGATGCTGATAACTCATCCGCAACTGGTGATGGGTTTGTCATCGAGAACATTGCTCTAGAGGTAGGATCGAAACGTGGTATCTTTAGAACGTCAGAAACCAATACGATAGGGAGTGCGTGATGGCCGAGTATTCAACCCCAGAGGAAGAAGAAAGAAGAAGACGAAGGGAGCAAATGAAAGAAGAGGCGGGGTCCGTCTTCGGTCAGGCCAATCCCGATGGACCGGCAGAGGCAGACTTAAAGCAGAGTTCCGGATATGGCCGCCCTTATGGAGATACCTCTGGGTGGGTGAAAGAGGCGGCAGGCTCATCGCCTAGAGATCCACTAATTGCATCGCGTGCTCCTGTGTCAACCTTTACTGCGCCAGGTTCTATTAAGTCCGGGCTAGAGGCAAGCCCTGGCCTTGTCCGTCAGAGTTCTGGCGCTCCTGGCTCTGCTGGCTTTATTGGGGGAGATCCCTCAAGGTGGAGGGCATCAGACCCAGAAGTCCCAAGCACATATGAGCAGATGCAGGGGTCGCCAACAACTTATCCAGATACCCCCAGGACCCATCAGCAGGACTACATAGATCAGTTTATTGCGGATGCTAGATCTAGACAGGGCATAGCCATTGACTCTGCGGCTGCGGGAATAGCGGGCGGTGAGGTAAGCGATACGATAAAGCATCAGCAGGAGAGAGCGAGGCAGTCTGCCTTGTCTGCTGCTGCGGGCGCAAGAGGTATACCCGCCTCGGCAGTTCATCGGATGAAAACACAGCAGCTGTCTGAGGCAGATAGGGCTGCAACTGAAGCAGCTGCGACGCAGCAGATGCAAGCCATGCAGATGGTGGATGACGCAAAGAAGGCCGATGCTCAGATCAATGCACAGCTAGAGGGCCAAAGAGACAACATGATACAGACCCTGATTGGCCAGGGCGTCCAAAGAGATGTTGCCATTATGCAAGTCGATGCTCAATTAGAGCAGCAGCGCAGGGATTTGGCTTATAAGTATTGGGCCGGTAGGCTTGGGGCATCAACAGAGGTGGTTAAATCGTCTATTGAGGCAACTGGCTTCTTCTCTGATGAGGTAAGCACCGTTGCAGAGATGGCTCCAATCATTAACGTACTTATGGGCTTTGGTGTTCCTGGTGGGGATACCTATGGGGTCCCAACGCAAACTGTTGTTGGGTCTAGAGAAGGCGAGATTGGTCTTGCGACGAGATCTGGAGGGGAGGCTCCCCCTAAGGGCTATGTGAAAAACGAGGCCACAGGGAGATGGGAGCTTCAGGAGGGATACAGCAAGCCGGACCCTGTGATCGTAACCCGTACAAATGCTCAGGGCAATCTCGTTGAGATGATGAAGATATGGGATGAAGATAGGGGCACATGGGAATATGTATTCGAAATGGATGCTGACTCGGAGGCGTGGCTGGCGGCAAAGGCAGAGAGCGATAAATTCAATAACGTAATAAGTCTAGCGAATACGGGGTTTGAGAGAGAGAATCGTTGGCGATTGGAAAATGGCCAACCCGCTATGACAGAAGAAGAGAGCGATGCCTGGATAGAGGAGACGATGCGCACTTATTCGGTCACTGCTGAGAATGAGCGGCGATCTGCTAATGGCGAGCTGCCTATGACGCCAGAGGAGGAAGAGGCCTTTGTTCAGTCGGCGATGGCCGCATATGCCGAGGAATTCGGAGGGACTATAAGCGATGAAGTGGCAAAACAAAATATTGAGCCCACGGGGATTGGAGGCTACACCTCTGATGATCCAGGCCCATCATTTGAGGGGGATAGGAAGGATAGGCTTCTTGGCGGGCTCAGTCCTGACTTGTCCCAGAAATCAAAGGGCTTACTCCCGTCTAGCCCAGCAGGCGAGGAGGCAGGCGTTCTGCCTTATGACTGGAGAGACACAGCTACTACCGGACTAAAAGCAACCAAGGAAGTTCTTGGTGGGATAGGGGCTGCCCTCCCCCTCTTGGGTGCCAAGGGTAAAAAACAAAAAGAAGCTGCGCTCCAGAGGTTTGGAACATACGGACTCGGTAAGGCTCTCGAGGGAGGCGCCTATCTCCTTGATGATGGCCCTGAGGACTTAAGCAGAAGAGTCGCAGATCACACTAAGAGCCTCATAGAGGCATCAGCTGAGGGCAATGAGGCGCTACTTAATGCCGCCGAAGGCGTAGGTAAGGAGGCTGCCAAGGAGGTGCTAGGCCAAGGGGGATCTATCGTCTCCGATATAGCAGCAGCAGCTGGAGATGGTGCTACAGATGTTGCCGCGGATGCAGCAGGGGCAGCCGCAGATGCGGGAGGGGCTTCGATCCCTGTTGTGGGTCCCAGCATGAAGCTAGCCTCTGGTCTTCTGGGTGGGAAAGATCCAGGAGAGACTGCCGCAAGGGCCACCGGTAGCCTTATCGGGGGTGCAGCTGGTTCTGCTCTTGGCCCTCTTGGGACTGCGGCTGGAAGTTTTCTTGGAGATCTCGGAGGCAAGGCCTTATCCGGCATGTTCGGCGGTACGAATCTATCTAACTACGACCCTGATGCAGCACCTAACCTAGACATAGGTAGCTCGTTGACTCCCCCTGGAGACCTCGCCTACTCCGGATACAGTCCAGCCCGCTTTGTTAATTCTGGGTTTGAGACAAAGACATCTGTTGAAGGTCTGCATGTGCCGGATGCCCTCTCCTACTCTAGCCCGCAGCCCACCTTAGGCAACCTTGGGCAGCAACTGAGGTGGGACTCTCCTGGGACCATAAGCGATGAGGAGGCAAAGTCTGGAGTTGGTCCATCTCAGGATGAGCTATCTAATTTCCTAAGAGAGCTTAACCCGGTAAAGTACGACTACAAGCCCGAGTTTGGCGGGGAGACAGATCAATACGGCATCATAGCTCAAGACGCAGAGAAGACTGCTCCGGGTAAATCATTCGTCAGCAAGGACGAGAATGGTGTGAGAAGGATAGACTCGGGCAAGGCAACGATGGTTGGATTAGCAGCAGACGCAAATCAGCAAAGATTGATCGATTCTCAGTCTATGATGATTGCGGGTCTGCTTAAGCGATTAGACCGAATCGAAGGAAAGGCGTAGTAAAATGGCTGATGCGCAGAAAAGAAGGCTTGCGTGGTTGCTTGAGGACTCTCCCGAGGAACAGGAAAGGAAGAGGCTAGCGGCTGCTGAGGCCGAAAAGTATGGTGAGCTGTCTTCAGGCGAGCAAGCGCGAACTCCACCGCCAGTTGACCCAAGTACTGTAGGCAGGGTTAAGGGCGCAGAAAAAGGAGAAAGACTGAGTTCTCTTCATTTTGCGGGAACTCTGCCGGAGCATTTGAGGAAGGCCTATGCTGGTGCCTCTAGTGAGGAAGAGGCCAGAGGGATAGATCCCGAAAGAGTCGCACAAAGTGGAATTGCATCCATGCCAAAAGAGGGCGAAGCAATGTCTCCCGAGGAGGCCGAAATCCTTCTGGCTCCAGGAGAGTTGGAAGAAGCGCAGAGGCAGTTTTACTCAAAGCAGATGTCCGTTGATGACTCCGACCAGATGTCCCTTGAGGACCCAGAGGTACTGACGCGTCTCGCCAGGGCAACAGGCCTTCCTAAGAAATCAATAATAAAAGCTCGGAAGGCGACCGAAAGAAGCCAGGGTGAAAGGCCTCCTGGATCTCTCGGAAGATCGCTCGCCATGGATAGCTTCAGAGCCAGAAACAATGAAGATATGCTGGCTCTTGCGAAGGAAAATTCTGAGATAAGGGCGAGGCAAAAGAAGAATGTCGAAAAGCATGCCCTTCTAAGGGCAGAGGTTCAAGGGGAAGAAGACTACCACCTCTTCATGAAAGACAATGAAGCCATGTGGGCAAAAGGCGAAAGAGATAAAGCCTTTGAGGCCTGGAGGGAGAGACAGACCAAGGCAAATGAGCTAACAGATCGTCTTGTGACGCAGGCAACGACTGAGCGGCAAATATCTGGTTGGGACATCTTCAAGAAATCAGCTCTTGGTATTGGTGCTGTTCTTGCTGCTGCCGGGACTGTGGTCGGTCAGGGAGTTTTTGCGAAGAAGGGCGCAAAGATGCCAAACGTTCTCATGCCACTAATCATGAAAGCTATCGATGCAGATGTTTTCTCCATGCGGCAAGAGAAGAAATCATTTATCGATAAAGCCGGTGTTGCATTGAATTATGCGGCAGAGGTCAGGAAGAACTCCAAAAGCGAGGCTGAGTCCATAAAGCATATGAAGAATGCAGGCCTTCTCTATTGGGACAAAATGCTCGAAAGGGAGAAAAAACGCCTTAGCCTTAACGGGCAAAAGAACATTAGCGATATTCAGGATGCGATAAATCTCGAGCTAAACAAGAATCAGATGGAGTCCATGGATAAGGAATCTAAACTGATTGAGGGAAATATTCAGTCAGCATCGAAAACCCTTAACCAGGAAGCAATAGCTGATTACAACAGATCAAACGCAGACGATG